TCTTCTGGAGATGGCCCTTCCTGCCCTTGTTGTGGAGGAGGCGGTGGGGTTAGGAAGTCATCGACATTCTGGTATCCCATAGCCTTAATAAGAGCCGCACCAAGGTTGTACATATTTTGTGGTGTTACGATAGGTAATCCACCTGACATAGCCTGTGAAGCAAATGAAAGCATATTAGATAGATGAGCCATCTGCTGATCCTTAGAGCCATTGCCAAGAGCAACCGATACAGTGCAATCCATCTTGTCGCTCCACATATCGGGTCGCACTGGAACCCACTCGTTACGCAACATAACAACACGTTCTTTATCTTGATACTTTAAGAGAAGTTCATAGATGCAGTTCATTAACTGCTTAACACCTGTTTCTGCAAACTGTCTAGCAATTAACTCAACCCTACTCTGGGCATTGGTCATAACCGCATTTACTGCTGTAGCCGTTGTGTGGCTTGTGAGAGCGTCTGCGTTAATGCCTTGGGTATTTTTGTTTACGCCAGACCTTGCTTCCCTTACTTCGTCCAAGTATCCAAGCATCTGGAACGAGTATGGCTCAAGAGGAGGGGTAGCCAAAGGCATGACTGCATTGGGTGATTTGACTCTAACAATACCGCCCGGACGTTGCGTAAGAAGGTCATCAAGGTTAGCCTGACCCTCTAGTACAGCATAGCGACCAAAGTTCTGGTTATAGGCATTGTCCATTAGATTACGCATAAGCGTAGACTTAATTAACTGTAAGTCCATAACAAGATCAGCCACAGAAAGACCAAAGAATTTATGCGGGATTTTTAAAGGAGTAATGCTAACAAAAGGTTTTTTATCTATTTCTTCATTAGAGAATATATAACTACCAACACTGCATACTTTCCTAAGTTCTGCAATACCGTCTTCATCGTAGTCTGTTTTTATAAAAGACTCATGTAGCCAATATTCCCTTAACGCCTCTTCTTCATTACCGCCAAATCCATAATTTTCTGTATCATCAAATTCATATCGAGACAATCTTTCCGCACTAAAGTAAGGGTTATCATCACCGCTACCTAAATCTTCTGGGCCAAAATCCTGATCTGGATACATAACCCTAAGTTCAGATAAAGTTTTTCTGACACGATGACAAACAAACCTAGCATCTTCTATGCTTTTCGCTTCTCTGGAAATAAGAAATTCTTCAGGCGGTACGTTTTCAATTCTAACCCTGCCATCATAATCCATTCTTTTAATAACGACATCATGGTATAAACCTTCCGCACCTGCAATTTCAGTATGCTCAAGAACTTCTACACCTTCGTTTGAAATTAAATATTCAAACTCAAGATCACCAAGGTTGTGATACTCTTCTCTTTTGGCTTCTTCATACTCATCCCACCAAACTTTTACAATGCCGTTTTTCTGGAGAAGCGCATCGTGAAACCACGAATACATGATCTCCCAACCATTATTATCTTTAGAGAATACATAGTTAACATAGTCAGTTGCTTGTGCGGCGGCATCTACATCTTCTGGGCCATGCGGTGTAAACTTGACAAACTCGTCACCAGAGCCAAAGATACGCATAAGGCTAGGTTTAATCCACTCGATAGTATCCTGTACGGTAGAATCAACGTATTGACTTCTACCATCTACCTCATTACCAAACGGTAGCGCATAGTAATACTCTTGCGCTTTCTCACGTTGTTCTGATATCTCACCGTCATAACCCAGAGAATCTGTGATCTCTGCGTTAATCTTTGTTAATAGTTCTTGCTCGCTGTCAGACAATGCCGTAATTCCTATATGTTAAATCGCTAGTCCATTCTGGGTCTGAACCCGCAATGGCGTGTCGTTGTGACTGAAAGGCGTAACGTGTGGCAGACATTAAGTCATCACGAAGGGCGACCACTTTACCTTCCTTTCTATGATACATTCTGTACTCTTCAAACCAGTGAGGTAGTGTGTTAAATACCTTAAACTTACCTGCTTCCATGCTCTGTAGCATAGCCATAAGCCCCTCTTCTACTGAGTTAGAGCCTTTAGTCTGGCCCAAGCCCGGAGGGTTGGCAAAGTGTTCAAGTCTAAAGTTGCAACCTAAAGCCCTGTATTGCTCTGCAAGTCCGGGGTTTCCCATGCTATCCCTGCGATTTCCGTCATGTGGGTAGGCTATGGGAATAAAATACGGTCTTTGCCGTATAACCTCAGAGTGTACAGCGGGGCTTGCTTTGGATGCCCTGTAGCAATCGTAAATGTAAAAGGTCTCACTTTCATTATCTACGGCACACCAAACTACTGCGGTTGGGTGATCCCAACCAAAATCTATAGCGGCTATTCTAGGCCAATGATCCTGTATCTCTATAGGATCAATCATTAATTTTTCTTCTGGTATTGGGAAGATAAGACCTGACCCAATAGAAGGTCTACCAAAGCGGCGCATTTCACGTTCATGCGGCGAATAAGCAGACAGAATCTGTTCCATAACGTCATCATTAAGATGACCATCTTTACCTCTTAGGGTCTTAACGTGTTCACTAGCGTCATCCCATGTCGCATTGGTAAGACTTTGCCCTTTCTTTATGTCGTTCATAAAGGCGGCTACAGTCTCTGTCATACCGCTTTCTGGGGTAAATGTCATGTAGACCATCCCCTTCCTATCCAGAGTTCGTGTAACGGCCTGTGAGTATAGTTCCCTACTGGGTTCTTCGTCTAGCCATACAACGTCAACAGAGCGTCCCTGCCACTTGTCTACACCCATCTCGTAGGCTTTGAAATGTAAAGAAGAGTTCTCCCCAGAGGTATGCCGTATTAATGCTACGGACTTGGCGTTTGGTACTCCGGGTTTACGTTCCGTTTTTATTATATTTTCTTTAGGAATCGCTCCAGAGCCAAAGGCTTCGGGGTCATCGGGGGAACCCAATAGTTCTGCTTGTACAATATCTCTAGTGGTTTCGTTAGAGACACCACCTGCCCAAGCCGTAATAGGCTTGTAAAACTTTTTACCTGTCCACCACTCAGGGTATATGCCTGTTAGGTGATAGGCCATCTCAGCCGCACCACAATAAGATTTACCTATTCGGTTAGCCGCCATCAATAAGCGTTGATTATTTTCAAACCCTGTGGCGTGGAAGTCTAGTTGATACGGATAGGGATCATAGAAGGATATCTTCTCAAATCTCTGTCGTTTCTTTAACTCCTTGGCTAGTTCTACTGCTTTTTCTACATCCACTAATTTAATGGCCCTATAAGGGACTCCAGTTCCTGCTGTAACTCTTCTGTAGACTTACCCTCTACACTGGTGACGGTCTGCTCTATTTTGTCTGTAGGCTTAAGTCCTGCCCTGTCAAGGATATCTTTTACCGCCCCCAATTTTACAGACTCACTTTCTGCGTTTTGTGCTAGGTTTTGCAAGACAAGCAGTGCGGCAGGGACAGCATCCTTAATTAATTTTCTGGTTCTGGCCTCGATCTCTGAGGTGAACTGGTTCTTTAATTCATAGCCCCTTTGCTTGGGATGCGAATAACCTGCCATCTCAGCGGCTTTAGCCGCATTACCATGCATACAGTATTGGTCTATAAATATTTCCTGTTTCTCAGTTTTCACTTCTTCTTCTAGCCTCTTCTGATAAAAATGGAGCAGTTCTGGAATACGATAAAAGACCCTCTTCTGCAATTTTTCTTTTAGACATTTTAAGTTTTTGCGGCATCATTCTGTGAGCGTTTTTTGCTGTAATTGGCTTTGGTATGGCTCCAGTGTAAGGTGCTTCTCCAATTTCTTCTAAAGCGTTGGTTACAATAGACCTTCCTTTGGGGGATAAATAACCATTTTTATCCAATAAACCCTTGGTTGATGAATCAACCCCTGCTAACTCTAACAAACTTTCATTATTTAAATTGTGTTTGGTTAAGTGTGATCTACCGACAGAGGTTTGCGCAGGTGTTAATGAAATCCAATGTTGTTTGGCCCCCATTTCTCCAATCTTATCTGCAATGCCTAGCCCTGCTCCTAAAGCCATTCTATCCATGCTAACTTGAAATATTTTTCCAGTTCTAGGGTTAAATACGCCTATAATATCTATAGAGCCTGTAAGTGGGTCTGGGCCAGCGTTTACCGCAAACTCATAACTAATAAGTCCATTTTCTTCTCTGCTTTTTCTTATTGGAGGGAATGGTTTTTTCTTAGCGGACACCCTTTCTGCATTAATTGCGGATAACTCTTTATTTAAACTGTCTAGTGTTACAGGCTCATTTCTGGACATCACTCTGTCCCAAGCCTCACCTATTCCGTTTTGTGGGTTTTGTGGTGCTGTATGTACTGCGCCCCTCATCTGACCGCCCGTTACATCTGCACCTTCCGTTCTATGCGCTAAAACAACAGGTTTTCCATCTTGTATTGGAGTAAATCTTTCTGTTATTCTGGAGGTTATATGGCTTGCTACATCTTTGTTAACATTTAAACCTAAAGCCTCAGATATTACTGATGGATTTTGATTCATCTCAGTAGCGTTTGTAGTTATTTTGCTAGGGAATATTTTCTCATTAATTTGATATAAGGGGCTTCCGGGCTGTATGGCGGGATTATCTGGATCGTATATAGACTTCATTACATACTGGTTAGAGTAATCAGAAATTACATTTCTTTTGGCTTTATTTACCGCACTTCTTTCGTCGGCTAAATCCTTCGCCGCCTTTTTTTCTGCTGTCTTACGGGGTATATCTTGCCCTAGATAATCATTAACCTTATTATTTAGCCAAGCACTTTGATCTGCCCTTTCAAAGTTTCGGATGCGAGTCATATTATCTTCTATGGCTTCTTGGGACATTCTTGACATTCCACTTTGTTTATACCACGCTCTTTCAACTGGAGATAAAGATTGCCACAAACCCTCTCTAGCCATCTCACCTACTGTATTAACAACGGCTAATGGGTTCCTACCCTTCACAATATCCTTGTACCACCCCTCTCTGTGGATTTGGGATTTATCCGCTAAAGAACCTGCTCCCTTCTTAGACGCGCTTAACGCCCCTCTGGTTGGGCCACCGGGCATAGGAGATAGTAGACTTGTCCCCCAATATGCCGCATCACCTAAAAAATTAGCCACTTCAGGTGACGCCCCTAAACGAGTAGAGCCTTCTTCTACTCCCTCGCCAAATTGTTGGAACGGCCAATCTAAATACTCCATTCCTTTATTTACAACGTCAATAGATGCCTTTCCAGACTCTGTTTGGGGTTGATAATTATACCTTTCTAACCCCCTGTTAAACCCTTCTTTAAAAGTTCCACCCCCCAAAAATTCTGGAGTAATTTTAGATACCCCTCCCTCTAATCCCGAAAGCAATACAGAGCCTAATGTCTGCGGAATATAAGCCGCAGTTTCAAGAGTTCCCCCAAGAGCATCCAACAGTCCTATATTTTTTTTATTTTTGTCCATATTAGTGTTTTCTTATAGAGTGTATTTTACCCCGATGGTGAGTGGAGAGGACATATATCGATACATCTAAAAAAAAAGGGGGTCGGGGGGTGCCAGTTTCGTCTGGCGTCGAATTTTTGCAGGTAGGAACCATAGGCGACGGTTGCCGTTACCCTTCAATAGTCTGGGGTTTAATTGCGTCAATAAATAGCGGGAAACTCTTACTACTATTAGTAGTCAATGAAAAGCCGATTGCTTTCGGCGGTGTGTGTGTGAGTGTCAACAATGTGCAGAACACCAGACACCCAGTCATTAAATTAGTTTATACCCATATAAAATCTTTATGATTTACTGTATGATGTTAGTGTGATCTAATCGGTAACACTTAAAAAAACGGGGAATAAAAACAATGTTGGAGTTTATCAATACTAATATAGACATAATCGGATGGTCTTTAATACTTGCGCCATTCGCATATGTAGGACTTAAATTAATGTTAATAATGATATATGTAACTATCGCTAATATATTGGGGGACAAATAATGAGTATGGATTTAATTATGTTTAATTTGTTGGTTGTTTGGTTTGGTGTTGCGTTTGGTATATTTAAATTTACGGGGATTATCTAATGTTAAAATTCAGTACTTATAAAACGACTGGCGGACTCAATCATTACGCCGAAAATAAAGACTTTGAATTAGAGTTTATTATTGTGCGCCATCCCACTGGGGATTATGAATTGCGCGAATATCAATATGGCGTATTCGAGGAATACAAATATTTTGATAAACTGTCGAAAGCGAAAGCATGGGCTAATCGCTGTAATAACTGGCTTGTGGATTGCATGACAGGAATGTAAACCCCTTTTAAATCAACCCTTGCGCCCCGCTTTTGCGGGGTTTTTGGGTACCTAAACAAAAGGAAATTGTAAAATGATTCAACAAATTAAAATTAGCAAAATGAGCGGTAAACTTCAGGGAATCGGCGCTATCAATACCGACACCACCACGAACGAGTTTTGTATACGACAAAAGTCTACCGATACTATATGCGGAAAATGTTATTCGCATAAGATGTTAAACACGTTTCGCAAGTCTTGCGTTCCCGCCTTTCAGCATAACAGC